CGAAGTGAACCCCCTGGTCCTCGCGGAGCTGCGGCTCCGCCATGCGCAGCTCGCAGAGCGCGCGGAGCGCCTGCGCCAGGAATGGCGCGGGACGACATCGACCAGCCCCAGGGCTCTCGCCCTGGACAAGCAGGTCACTGCGCTCCAGGAGCGCGCCAATGACTACGCGGCCATCATCCGCGTAGCGGAGGGGATGTCATGAGGATCGACAAGAACGAGATCTATGCACCGCTCGATCCGTTCATGCGGACCGTACAGGTCCGCCTGTCCCTGCGCCTGGCCCTGCCGGGCGGCGCTCCCATGTACGTCGAAGGACTCAGCCTCACCCTGGACCGGTACTCGTACGAGCGGTACAGCGAGCTGGGCGAGCTGGACCAGTACCTCCACTTCGAGGCGATCACGGCCCTTCTGAAGCACTCGGTGATCCACCGGATCACCGTCGGGCATCCCGGCGACAGGCCGTTTCCGGTGAGTGAGTCATGAGGATCATCGTCACGGGCTCCAGGCACTGGATGAGCCCGGACGCCGTCTACACGGCGATCTCTAACGAGATCGCCCGGGCTCCCTTCCGGGAGCCGATCACCATCATCCATGGCGGCTGCCCCACGGGGGCAGACTCCGCTGCTGCCGCATGGGTGTGGAGCGACGACGAAGCGCAGCAGGAGATCTTCCCCGCCGACTGGGAGAGGTACGGCAAGAGAGCCGGACCCATCCGCAATGCAGAGATGGTCAAGGCCGGGGCCGATGTGGTCCTGGCCTTTCCCCTGCCTGGAGGGCGCGGAACGCAGCACACCATCCGACTCGCCCGCGAGGCGGGCATCCCCGTCAAGGTCTGGGGTGAAGAGTGAGCGATCTCCACGCCCTCCCCCTGCTCGGGCATGACATGCCCGAGGCCGAGCCCGTCTGGCTGCGCCAGCGGGCGCACGTCTATCCCACCCGGGACGGGTGGCGCTGGGCGCACTGCTGTGCGCCCCACTGGACCGCCGAAGGCGACTTCCCCTACATGGCCTGCGGGAGCGCCTGCGACGGCGCCCTGAAGCACCTCAAGGAGTGCGGATGAGCAAGTCAAAAGCCAAAGGCACGACCGCAGAGCGCGAGGTCGTGCGCTATCTCCAGCAGTGGTGGCCGGCGGCGGAGCGCCGGGCCTTGTCCGGCAACAAGGATAAGGGCGATGTCGCCGGGATACCCGGGACAGTCATTGAGGTGAAGGCCGCTGCGCGGCTGGAGCTGGCCGCCTGGCGGCGGGAGACGTGGACGGAGATGGAGAACGCAGAGGCAGTGCACTGCATTCTTGTGGTGAAGCGTCCCCGTAAGTCCGTCTGGCAGTGGGATGCGTACATCCCGAACGTTCTCCTGCCGATCACGATGGACGGCGACGACGAAACGGAGGCCGAGTCATGGACTCGCATGGACCTAAGGCTGGCCGCCGTCATGACCAGGGACGCGATCGAGGACTGGCAGAACTCCTGGGGCCAGTCCTAGAGCACTACGGCGTGGAGCTGCGCGGCTCCAGCCGCTGGGGCGAGCGCGACGCGCTCTGCCCAATCCATGGCGAACGAAGGCCCTCTCTCCGGGTGAACCTGGAGAAGGGCCTCTTCTTCTGCAACGCATGCGAGGCACGAGGCACGGCCATCGACCTCATCAGATTGATGGAGGGATGTGACCGTGCGACTGCCGTCGCAAGAGCAGAGGCTCTCGCTAGAGCTGCTGGTCTCGCAGTCCCAGCGGGATCTCGCGGCGTCTATCGACGTCCAGGAGTATCTGACGAAGAGGGGCTTCATGGAAGCGGTCGCCACTCAGTGGCGACTCGGACTCGTTACGTCCCCCCTGGTCGGCTATGAGCGATACACAGGGCGCCTGGTCATCCCGTACTTGACGCCTAGTGGCGTCATCAACGCCCGCTTCCGCTGCCTGCGGCAGCACTCGTGCTCCGAGGCCGGACACGGCAAGTACATCGGTCTCGAAGGATTCGAGACCAGCCTGTTCAACGTCCTGGACTTGTCCAGGCCCGGCGACGCCCTGTGCGTCACCGAAGGGGAGCTGGACGCCATCACGCTCTCGATGTGCGGCATAGCCGCAGTCGCCGTGCCCGGCGCCACGAACTGGAAGAAGCACTTCGGGCGCTGCCTCGATGACTTCTCCAAGGTCTTCGTCCTCGGAGACGGCGATGACGCCGGCAAGGGTCTCAACAAGAAGCTGATCAATGACGTACGGGCCATCCCCATACGGATGCCCAAGGGGCATGACGTGAACTCTCTCTACCTGGAAGGAGGGGCCGATGGGCTCCGAAGACTCATCACTGGATGACGCAGGCCCAATCGTGGCCTACCGACTACGTACCGGTCCGGGCCTCCGGTGTGTGCGCTGCGCACCCAATCCGGCGGGATGCGACTGGACGCCGCTGGCGTCCGAGGATTTGCCGGACGGCGGCATCTGTACGGCCTGCGGCACGGACGTGCTGATTGACTCTTTGCCGGATGACCCGTGCGTCTGCGGGCATGCCCGCAGGGACCACCACGCCGTGGCGCGCTCCTGCGAGGCGTCGGCCTGCTTTTGCAGTGATCCCACATATCCGGCGAAGCCGGTGTGTACGTGCCAGGCCGGCACGTGGGGCAAGTTCGACAGTCCGGAGGACTGCGAGGCCCACGGCGCCAATGGCGCATCCACGGAGCCTCCGGGCTCCGCAAGCTCATCGCCGGATGAGAAGTGCACCTGCGGGTGCACACGTGCCGCGCATATGGGCAAGCCGCGTGGGTGCCTGCGGCATGGGTTTCACGCCTTCGTCCCGGCGGACGCGGAGACCGCCGGGGAGCCGGAGTGCGCCTGCGGCGCCGAAGAGTGCGAGATATGCACCCCCATGCGCCATCTGGCGGCCGAGCCGGAGGCTCTGGAGGATGACCACGCCTGCGCCGAAGGCGCCACCCTGTACTACTGCCCGACTGCGGGCGAAGTCGAATCAAGCTGCCATGGCGGCTTCGATGTCTGCTGCTCCGCACCGGAGCAGCACATCCAGGTAGATCCGCCTCCCCGCCGCCCTCCGTACGCCGTGGCGTACGCCACCGAGGACGGCACGCAGTACGAGGTCGCCCTTCCGGGCGACGCCACGATACGCGCCGAAGGCGGCGCACTGATCGTCACGCATGCGAGCGCCGTGCAGGGGCTCACGCAGGCACGACCGATGGAGGGTGCATGAGCGTGCGCAGCACCATCCAGGGCTTCTACGGGGGCGACGCCCCCATGTCCCTCCGGCACCTGCTCGACAGGTACCGGGACGAAGTCCGGGAGGACGCTCTCCGCGAAGCGGCGGAGAGGATCCGCGGAGCGCATCCCATGCTTCTCGTACGGCACCCCGAGAGCCCCAACGCCGTGGCGTTGGCCATGCAGTCGGCCATGGCCGACCTGATCGACCCCGACAAGGAGAACAGCGCCAATGGCACTGAAGCTGACCGGGCGTAACCCGGCCCGGTTCGAGTTCGATGACGGGGTCTCGCAGACCACCGTCATCATCCAGCCGGATGACCAGCCGGACGCAGTCCGGGCCAAGCTCCAGCGCGTGCTGGAGCTGGAGAACGCCCAGAGACTGCCCTACAGGCAGCCCGGCGCCGCCCTCACGGCGGCCAAGGAGGAGTTCGAGCCGCTGATCGACATCGCCGCCGCAGAGGCGGCCGTGACAGCCCGGCCTGTCGGCTGGGAGTCGTACGACGTCGAAGACCTGCCGGAGTCGTGATGGCCTTCCTTCGGAAGGTCTGGGATGAATTCTCAGGCACGGCCGCAGAGCGGCGGCGGATGTTCGAGGTGCTGGAGATGGCCGGCTGCGAGCACGAGTGGCGTACCGGGCCACTCGTGTGGTCCCGGCTCTATTGCTACGTCCAGGGGGTCTGCCTGAGGTGCTGGCGGACCGACAATCTTCCTCGCGATGAGGCCGAGAAGTGGCCCGCGTGGACCGATGAGGACTACTGGGGCAACCTCGATGCCATCGAGGGCGACAAGGCGCCGGAGATACGGCGCCTGCGCGACACCCCCTAAGACACGCCCCTCCCGCCTCGTGATCCGCTCCGACGCCAGAGGGGCGCACCATTTGAAAGGCTGGTGCTCATGAGCACCTACTACGAGATCTACCCCGGCGGAGCCGTGGCCGAGACCCTGTCGGAGGCCAGGCAGAAGGCCTCCGACTACGTCAATTCCACGGGCGAGGACGCCTTCGTCAACCTCGTCACCAGCGTCACCTTGTTCCGCTGCACCAGCAACGATGACCCACGCGAGAAACCGGTGTTCGAGGAGCTATCACTCTCGGAGACCGAATGAAGAAGCCCCCGCCTTCGGGCGGGGGCCTTTCTTCGTTTTCCGGACCTAATGGTCCTGGTGCCACGTCTCGTGGCGCTCGACGCGCCCTTCGAGGCGATCGACGCGACCGTCGATGCGGTCATGGTCGCGCTCCTTGGCGGTGACCAGATCGCGGATGTCGTTGGACAGCTCTTCGAGCTTCGCGCCTGTGCGCGCCCACTGGGCGGTCACGCCCAGTACGGACTTGGCCAGCCATCCCACGCCGCCCAGGACGGCGGCAAGGACCACTAGAAGGACCGCGAAGCGCTGGTCAGGGGTCATCACTTCGCCGCCTTCGCCTCCAGCTGATGCTGGACGTAGGTCTTGGCCGCGCTGAGCGCGGTGGCGATGGGCAGAGCCCACCACTCCTTGATGCTGGCGGCCTCGGTGATGCCGAAGGCGACGGCCGCCTGCGCCAGCGTCCAGCCGGCTCGCTCCGCGAGATCGGCTATCTGAGTCTTGGTCATCAGTCCTCCGGGTAGATGTGCCGCAGGCGCGTCAGGAGCGCCGCTGTGGGCAGGTCCAGGACTCCTGTGACCTGCGCCCCGAAGAGGCGCTGTACGCCTCTCAGGGAGGCCTTGGTGGGCTCGTCAAGCTCGCCTGTCTCGACCAGGCCCAGCGCCCGCTGGGCGGTGCGCACGGCCTCGTGCTCCGAGGGAGAGACGGGCGCGACGATGTCGCGCTCAGGGGGCCAGGTCATGACTTCCTCCGGTGACAGCGGCACCGGCAGGGCGCCTTGCAGAACTTGCAACTCGCCGGGGTCTTCGCCCCGGCAAGACCGGTGTTCTTCTGGCAGTAGTCGTGCTCTTCGTGGAGGCACGACGTGGACAGATAGCGATGCCCGAAGAGGCGGAGCAGCAGGCGCTTCATGACGTGATCACATCCGCGATGGTCAGGAGCTGGGCGTACAGCACGCCTCCGGTGTTGCTGCTGACCGAAGGCGCAGCCTTCTGGTCGAACTTGAAGTCATCGATCAGCACCAGCACGCTGGTGCCTGCGGCCAGATCCTGGAAGGACACCGCGTCTCCGCGGATGGCCAGCTGCTCGAAGGCCGCCAGCCGCAGGGCTGCGCGGCCGTCGTAGCCGGTCTCCTGGCCGGTCCGGTCGGTCTCCTTGTCGAAGTTCTGCAAGGGCACCTGGATGATGAGCTGGCGCTGTGCGCCGGGCAGCGCCTTGAGCTGCCAGCCGTTGACGACAGCGCCCTTGGTGCTGTCGCTCTGGGAGCGCAGCAGGTCCAGCCTCAGCTGGACCCATTCCACGGCTTCGCCGGGGGCAGGCAGGAGCACGTCCGTGATGGCGGCTGCGCCGCCGGTTGTGCTCAGGATGCTGGTGGTCGACCCTCCGGGGTCGATGATGCTGGCTGTCACCGTTCCGGTGACAGTGTCCGGCGTCCGCACGGACACGAACTTGAAGAGCTTCGGCTCCAGGGTGCTGAAGCGCACCCTGCCCGTGGTGAAGTACCCGCTGGCCTCCAGCGTGGAGGCCGACTCCAGGAAGGCCCCCTGGCCGACGACCGCGAAGACCATGCGGTCGCTCGATCCGAAGTTCGTCACGGCGCTGACTGCGCCGGTGACGTGGGCCTGGAGGTCGGTGGCGTACGCGAAGAGCGCCACCGTGGCGCCTGCGTCCTGGATGATCTGGCCCAGGTCTACGCGCCAGAGGCCGCTCTGGCCGTCGATCGCGTTGGTGCCGCCGACGAAGAAGAAGCGGTCATAGGCGCCAATGGCCTTCACGCCGGAGGCGTTGGTGATGAGCAGTGGTCCGTAGGAGATGTCTCCGTTGGAGTCGATCTCACCTACGCGGAACCCGCGTGAGGTGCCGAGACCTACGAACGTCCCGAGATAGACGTTCATGCAGTTCAGGATCTCGCCCTGCGGCAGCTGGGCCGTGATGGCCCCGCCGGCCGCCAGAGTCGGCACGGTCCCGCTGGAGTCCAGCGAGAACTTGTAGATCGAGGACTGCGCTCCGGCGTAGCCGGAGGCGTAGATGACGGACGGGCCTTCGGCGATGTCCGTCCAGACCCATGACGCATTGAGATGCGTCATCTTCGCCGTGGGCAGGGTGGGCGGAGCCCCGCCTGCCAGCTCGTAGACGGACGGACCGATGCCCGCCATCAGGCGGCCCTTGACCCATCGGGCCACGACGTTGGCGGAGCCGGTGTTCCAGGCCAGCGTTCCTGCGCCGGCTCCGGCGCCCTTGTAGATGCCCGTGGCATCGGCTGCGTAGTAGTTCGTGCCGTCGGAGGTCAGGGACTTGATGGTCCCTGCTCCGCCCCACGTGATCGTGGTGACGGCAGAGCCGGTGTCCGCCTTCAGGGCGGACCCGACGGCCGACCAGTAGTGGTCGGAGCTGTCGTTCCAGCCCAGGAGCAGATGCGGATTGCCCGACGCATCCGCGATGCGGTTCGTCGTGGACCGCAGCATGGACAGCTGTCCATTGGTCCATGGATTCAGGCCCACGGAGTGGCCGTACTGGATGGCATGGCGGTTCTGCAGATTCGCCGCCCCGACCTGGTCGGGGTCCTGATAGAGCATGCCTTCACCGCCGATGAAGGTGCTCTGGCTGCGCCGCCACCAGCCGTCCAGGCTCTGCTCGCCCGGCTCGCGGTTGTTGTCGAACTGATCTTTCCGGATGGGCGCGAGAGCGACCGACAAGGGCTTGTCGTCCGTGATGGCGGACTGGAAGGGCAGTCCGCCGATCGCGTAGTCGTACCTGACTCCGGACAGCGCGTATGAGGCGGACCCGCTGGAGGCGGGCCGCCCCGACAGGGGCGCCGGTATGGCGCTGACGATGTCCATCAGGAGGCCGTCTCCAGGAAGGCGGTGAACTGGATCTGGTTGTTCGCTGCCCAGGTCCAGGGCGTCAGCGAGTCCATGGCGCCGGCGAATGCGGGCGCTGTGCCGCTGACCTTGCCTCCGGCGAGGTCCAGCAGGAAGTTCGTTCCGCCGCTGTCCACGCGGACACTGAAGGGCATGGTGTTCGAGGTGTCCGCCACAGCCCTGCCCATGCCGCAGATGAGCTGCGACCCGGAGAACGCGGCCGAGGCGGCCAGCGTCCCGGGGAGGGAGAAGATCCAGTTGTCACTGCCCGTAGCGCCAGTGCCGAAGTTCGTGCTGCTGCCGAACGTGATACCCACGGAGGTGAAGAGCAGCCGGCCCAGCTTGACGTAGGACGCCGACACCACGGCATTGCCGTAGGAAGGCAGGTGCGCGCCCGTTGTGGTGGTCCACGCGGGCGTCCAGGTGGACCACGCCCCGGAGGGGAAGTTCCCGCCTGAGATGTTCCCCGTGGCGACCAGGTCGCCGTCGGTCTTGAGCTGCCCTGCCGCTCCGCGGTACAGCGTGGTGTCCAGGGTGGCAGCTCCGCTGCCCCACAAGTGCTTGCCGTCGGCCTGCACCTGGTGCCTGTCCTGCGTGTCCGCCGTGACGCTGGCGTGATAGGCCAGCGTGTTGGCCGCTCCCCGCTGGAAGAGCGCCCCACCTGTGAAGCTGGGCGCCCCCGTGAAGGACGGATTGCCCGACAGGGTCGGGCTGCCGGTGTACGTGCCGTTCAGCACGCCTCCGGCGAATGTCGGCGTCCCACTGAAGGTGGGACTCCCCGTGAAGGTGCCCGACAGGGCACCCGCATTGATCGTCGGGGAGGTCAGGGTCTTGTTCGCCAGGGTCTGCGTGGAGCTGGCGCCCACCAGGGCGCCCGTGACGCCATGAACATCAGACGTGGCCGCCTGATGGGTCTGGAAATCCGCGAGGTCTCGCGCGGACATCGAGTGGCGCACCACGGCGCCACTGCCGTGGGACTGCGCCGACGTGCCGTCGATGCCGCGAGTGATGGTCAGGACCACGCCTGCGGCGCTGGTGACCTCCACCAGCTCTTCGCTGGCGGC